CGGGACGCCAAATATGTAGAAGGCGCTGAAGCAGGTATGATATTCAATACCGTGACTAAGCAGACATATGATGGTGAGAAAGGACTCAATGTAATTCCTTGCGGTTATAAGAGGGAATACGTTGAGTGGAGTGATAGAGGCGAGGGCACAAGTGCTCCTGTAGCTATCCATCCAGTCAGCAGTGGTATCATAAAAGAAACCACTAGAGGTTCTGACTATAAAGATAGATTACCTAATGGTAACTATCTTGAAAACACAGCATCTTACTTTGTGTTGACAGAAGATATGCAACAAGCATTGATTACAATGAATTCAACACAGTTGAAAGTAAGTAGATCATGGAACTCGATGATGAACACCATCACACTGAAGGGTAAGAATGGTATGTTCACACCGGCTTCTTATAGTCACGTGTATAATCTTGGTACAGTGCAACAATCAAATGACAAGGGAACTTGGTTTGGTTGGAACATAACTAAGATTGGTCCTGTACAAGATAAAAGTGTATATGAGGCCGCAAAAGCATTTGCTGGTAACGTTAATAACGCACCAGTAAATCATGGAGAAGGTGAGACTAAGTCTAAAGAAACAGACTCAGTTCCATTTTAACATGAAAGAGACGCGTAAGCATAGACCCCCTTACGCGTCTCTGACGTTTGACGAGTATTGGCTAGAACAAGACGAGTTGTGGGACATAAGTTTAAAAGAATCAAGGGCACAAAGAGATGAGCGAAAGAGAAAATTATCAAAGAAAATATTACAGAACGAAGACTTTACAAAAGTTAAGGAATAAAGTAAGAAATTTAGAAGCAACATTAGAAATGTTTCGGGACAGCCCCGAGGGTATACAGTATTTTGAGCGCAAGACAAAAGAGTATCAAAAACTATACCGAGAAAGAAATGCAGAAAGAATAAAGGAGTATCAAAGAAACTATGCAACGCTTTAAAGAAATATTTGAAGGAAACAACAGTGCGTATGGTCAATTAATTTTATCAGGCGCAACTACAGATAAAGGCAAAGCTGAGGGCAAAGCTTTTATTAAAAGACAATCTATAACAGATGACTTATGGAACGAGCATCTTGACGGTAAAGATCCTGCTCTTGGTGTCATTCCTATTAATGAAGAGAATATGTGTAAGTGGGGTTGTATTGATGTAGATGAATACAACTTGGATCATTTAGTTATCATGCGTAACATCAAAGGCATGGGGTTTCCATTGGTGACTTTCAGATCAAAGTCTGGAGGGGCACACTTATTTTTATTTGCTAAAGATTTTATACCTGCATCATTGATGCAATCAAAATTAAAAGCAATGGCTGAAGCTTTGGGTTATGGTGGTAGTGAAATATTTCCGAAACAAACTGAAATATTAGTTGAACGTGGTGACACAGGAAACTTTTTAAATCTACCATATCACGGCGGCATTAGAGGACTTAGGTATACATTTAAAGCAGGTGGTGAAGCTGCAAGCTTAGAAGAGTTTTATCAAATATACGATGAATGGGTGCAAACACGAGAAGAAATAGAATCAATAGTTGTAAAGAAACAAGAAATAATTGAAGCTTTTCCAGATGGTCCACCATGTTTAAACAGACTAGCTGACGAAGGGTTTGGTGAAGGATCTAGAAACAATGGTTTATTTAATGTGGGTGTATATAGAAAAAAATCTAATCCAGATAACTGGGAAGACATGCTCGTAGCAGATAATCAAAAGGTAATGTCTCCTCCACTTAGTAATACGGAGGTTCAATTATTAATAAAATCATTAAACAGAAAAGGTTATGACAAATACAGATGTAAAGAACAACCTATTTGTGGTGTATGTAATCCTGCGAAATGTAGAACAAAAAAGTTTGGTGTTGGTTTTGATGAAGAGCAGATGCCAGAACTAGACACACTTACAAAAATAAAATCAAATCCACCACAGTGGTTTTTAAATGTAGGTGGTAAACGAGTTGAACTAAAAACTGAACAATTACATAATCCAAATTTATTTGCGTTAGCTGTTTTAGATCAAGCTGACATAATGACACCGATACCAAAAGCAAAAGACTGGCGAGAGCTATATGTCAGTCCATTACTATCTGCACTAGAAGAGATTGAACCTTTAGAATCGTTAGATCCTATCAATCAAATTATAAATTTATTATATGACTTTACAGTCAACAGACCTGCTGCAAGAACAAAAGAAGATATGTTAAACAAAATGTCCTGGACTGATGACGGCTACACTTATTTTAGAATGGATGACTTTTATTCTTTTTGTAAGAGAAACAATTGGGAAATGGACAAAATTAAAACAGGTAATCTCATGAAGCAATTAGAAGATATCTTTGATGATGAGATTAGAATGACGATAAAAAACCAAACACCAAGAGTTATAAAAATAAAAGCAATGAAAAAAGACAAGCCAGCATTGAGTAAAGTTAAATACGAAGAGGCGCCATTTTAGTGAAGACAATTATTTTAGGCCCACCTGGTACAGGTAAAACAACTACACTACTAAATTTGGTAGAAGATTTTTTACGAGCCGGAACAGATATAAAAAGGATAGGGTACTTTTCTTTTACAAAGAAAGCGGCATGGGAAGCGACACACAGGGCAGAAGAAAAGTTTATGATTGATCAAAAAGAAATACCTTTTTTTAGAACTCTACATTCTCTTGCTTTTAGAACTTTAGGTATAAACAAAGAAAAAATGATGAAGCATTCTGACTACAGAGACTTTGGTTTGAAATGCGGTATACCAATCAAAACTGCATGGAACAGTGATGAAGATGGTGTATTTAATTCTGACAATGAATACTTAAGAATTATAAATAAAGCACGAGTATTGGAGATGCCTGTCCTGGATTTATACGATAGAAACCAACATGGTTTGGACATAGAAAGAGATTTATTGTATTTATTAGATCAAGAACTAAACAGATATAAAAAAGAGAAAGGTCTACTTGACTACAATGATTTATTGGAAGACTTTATTAAACAAGATGTATCACCATCTTTCGACGTATTATTTATTGACGAAGCACAGGACCTCTCACCTTTGCAATGGCGAATGGTCCGGACTCTTTGGGCGAAAGCAGACAAAACCTACATTGCAGGGGATGATGATCAAGCAATATTTAAATGGGCTGGCGCTGATGTTGATACTTTTATCGCTCTTAAAGAAGAGGTAGATTACATCGATACACTTAATCAATCTTATAGGATACCTGGTGGACCGATACATGAGATGTCACAAAAGATTATTAGATCTGTTTCTAACAGATACGATAAAGACTACATGCCAAGACAAGAGATGGGTGATTTAACAAGATATGCTGACGTGACACAAGTTGATATGTCACAAGGAGAATGGTTGGTTTTATCCAGCGCAAATTATTTTTTAGATGACATCAAAGAGTTTTGCGAACTGCAAGGGTGGTACTACTCACACAAAACAAAAAACTCTGTCAAATTAGATTTACTTCTTGCAATACAAACTTGGGAGAAATGGAGAAACAGTGAAACATTACTACCAATCGGATCAATAAAAAACATTTATTCATACCTGGGTGATAACGTAACAAAAGGTTATCGCACTGGTAAGACAATGGATGAAAACGAAGACGGTTATTACATAGAAGAGTGTATGAATAATCATGGATTACAAACTGACGATGTTTGGTACAAAGCGTTTGCAGGCCTAGATACTAACACAGAAAACTACATAAGAAATATGTTAGCCAACAGAGAAAAAATTTCACAGACACCAAGAATAACACTATCAACAATACATGCTGCAAAAGGAGGTGAAGCTGACAATGTACTCGTTCTTCCTGATATTACTAAGTCTGCTATGGACCACAATGATATGGACCCAGATGAATTACACAGACTATTCTATGTTGCTGTAACACGCGCAAAGAAATCATTACACATTTTAGAACCAAGAAACTATGAAAGGGCTTACATTCTATGAAAAAACCAGAAAAAATGCGTTCAAGTGAATATGATAAATATTTACCCAAAGCAAAAAAATATTTTAAACTTGATGAAAAACAAATAGCAAAACTGAGATACTTAAAGGAAAACGGAATACCGACTAAAGACTTAGCAGAGATGTTTAGTATTTCTGTAACTAGTGTTAAACGTTATGCATCAGACGAAGCAAGGGAAAAAGATGTAGCTTACAGTAAAAAACATCGTGAGAAAACTTTTGTACCTGGTGTAAGAAAAAGAACTAAAAAACAAAGAGAACGTTTAAAAGTAACAGATAGAGAGCATAAAAAAACCTTGAGAGGGTTTTTTGTAAGTCAGTACAATGCAAAAATGAGCACCATAAAAAAAAGAGAAAAGTTAAAAAAGATTCATGAAGATGTTCCAATAATTACTCTAGAAGATTTATTATGGTTATGGGGTGAACATGTTAGAAAGTATGGTGTAAATTGTTATTACACAGGTGTTCCTTTAACTTTTTATGATCCCGATAATTTAAGAGCAGACACACTTTGCACTATAGATCGATTTGATTCTGAAAGAGGGTATACGATAGATAATATTGTTTTTTGTTGTTGGGAATTCAATAAACGTAAAAACAACATTGGTATCAAGGACTGTATAAGAATATTAAAAAGATATAATGAAAGAAGAGAATTACGAGAACATTATGCAAATCAAGTTGATGACATAATGCCAGAACGAAGAAGTTATTCTACAGGTGTAATTATTGGAAGATAAGTGCATATAAAACACAAGTCGGATGTTACCATTACAAAAAATACAATATACAACCCAGTGAATTCATCAATAAAAGCATGTTGTTATTCGCAGAA